TCCAACTCTGTGCTGCAAACACTATGTCTCTTCCTGCTCCACGATCATACGACCATACTGTGTAAAATACTGCTGTGCTTGCATACTCGTCTTCTTGCGCGGCTGCTTGTGAGTAGAGATCCAACTGTTGTTCGTTCTCAGGTATTTGATTGGTATAGGCCACACATATAACAGCTCTTGCTTTGGGTCTAATGTCGTTGCGACTGTAGAGCACAAATGCTTGTCTACCTGGGCTAGTTCTATACAAGGGTGATAGATGCGGGCGTACTGGATCATCTTCAAATAGGTGCCAGAGGTCTGAGTTCTCAATAAGTTTTAACAATGTGGTTTCCTTTTGGTCTAGTCGAATTTTTTCTTTTTGTGAGCCAATGTCTTGTATATCCTTCTAGGATGTGCAGTAACATTATTAAAGAAATCAAACAGTCCAAACTTAGGTTCTTGAACAAGTTCGGCGCTCATCTTCCAGTCATCTCTGCGAAAAGGTATAACTTGAACTATAGGTTCGCCAGGGGCAATCGTTGTTATTTTGTGTGAGTTAAGCTGGCCTATAAAGTTAATAGGAACATCATATACATCAGTATCGACTATTGCAGGTAGTATTTGATAGGGACGATGCTCTCTAAGAAAAGGGTCAACAAACAAACAACTGTATCCTGGCGGAGTTTGGATCTGCCAATCTAAGTATAGTTTAAAGTAATTAATTTTTCCGTTATCGTTGTGCATTGGACATTGATCGTAATGATGAAAACCAACATTAGCGGCTTTTGGCTTATGCATTTCTATATCAAATTCTTCAGAAGATATTTGTTTTGTTTTTAAATCTATTTCAAACGAATTTGGTATAATATAGCCTGCGCTAACAACATCTTGCAAGGGTATACAATTTTTTGCTGTAGCTATAGTTTTATCAACTGATGAAACTGTTTGAGGTAATTTTTTAAACCAGTCTGGTGGTGTTTTCTTTGCTGGATACGGTGAAAAGTGATCTACAACAGCACCGTTATAATGTAAGAATTTTATTTCCATAATAGTAGTCTACTCCTCATCGCCAAGATTATTTAAAAAGTCTCTGAGCTTAGTGCTGTCAGTTTGTGCTCTAATCTTACCACTTGTGGCTGTAGCACCTTCTTGTGGATCTACTGTGACTGCCGCGCCTGGCTGTACACTGTTGCGTTTGATCGAATCAAGCACACTAGCGCCTGCACTGGTATTTGGTGCTGAACCGTAATTGTCATCATCGTCTTCATCCAAGTCTACAATACGCAGAGTGTCTAAGTCAAAGCCTAGATCAATCTTTTGTCCTACTCCACTTGAGTTACGTGTTTTCATCAACTGTAGTTGATAGCGTCCACGTTCACGCATAGCTCTGCTTGTAAAGATACCAAACACGTTATCCGCAGTTTGGATCTTACTAAGTCCACCTGATATGTGCGAGTGATCAAATTCGATCTCTTCCACAGCACCCCTGTTCAACTGTGCCGCTGTAACAAATACTGTGTTCAATTCCATTGCTAGGTTACGTAGCTCTTCTGATACGTACTTGTCTTTGATAAACAAGTTCTCTGCACTAACCTTTGTGCTTGCTGGCATCAACAAGTCTAAGTAGTCAATCAGTAGTACGTCTACCTTCTTGCCTGTTTTAATTTCATATTCTTTAATGTATGAACGTACATCGTTTGCTGTCTTGCCACTAGGCATATACTTGACTTGGAATGCACCATTCTTCTTGCCGATCATCTTGACTTTCATCTCAACATCGTCAATGCTCTTAAACACGTCACGACTCGGAATGCCGGTAGTCATACTATCAAGTCTCATACTAACTAGACTCTCTGCAAGCTCTAGTGTCAAGTAGATCACGTTCAAGCCTTTCTCAGCCATATTAACGCCAATGTTAGCAAGGAACAAACTCTTACCTGCACCCGAACCACCTGCAAAGATATTCAGCTCGCCTCTGTTGAAGCCACCAAACAGTTTCTTATCCATAGCTGGCCAGCCTGTGCTTACCTGTCCGTTTGTACTCTTGATGCCTTCTAGTCTAGCTCTTGGATCAGCATAGTAGTCTGTGCCCAAGTCTTTTTGCAGTCCTATCTGTACAGCCTTCTTGACTAGGTCTTCACACTGTCCATAGTCACCATTCTCTAACAGGTCAGCACTCTTTAGGATTGCTGCTTCTAGTGCTTTGTGTTTACTAAACGTTTCAAACTCTGCTAGTAGCCAATCATAGTGATTCTCTTGTAGTTCACCTACATCTTTTAAATTAATGTCTGTTGCCGCATTGATCATATCAAGTGTAGGCAATGCATTGTGTTCCATAACATAGTTGTTGAGAAACTCTGCTGGCGCCTTTAGTCTTCTATCAAAACTATCCGGATCAAATACAGCCTGACAGCGTACAAAGCTCTCAGCATCAGACAGCATCATTTCTAAATATACTTTTTGTATATCATATCCATAGTCTGTGTTTTGTCTAGTTGTCATCAAATACCCTTGGTTCTAGTTCTTCTATTGTAATTATGCTCGGCGAAAACCCAAGTGGCTCGGGTTCGATTTGTTTTTTAGTTACTGCTAAGTATAACACAGTTATTATAAAAAGTAAAGTAATCAGTCGAACCATTTCTTCGCTCTCAGTCTAATTTTTAATGCACTGTCTTCGGCACTGCTTGCTATAGTATGTAATGCATATAACCTACCGTGTTTTTCTACTACATCACCTATGTCATTTAGTCCAGTAGGCCAATCAGGCATACTCACACTCCAACCTAGATCGATTGCTTCTTCTACTAGTTTACTACCTGCCTTGTCACGATCAGGAACAACAATGATTTGTTTCTGTAGTCTATTGAGCAGCATTGCTTGCTGACTAGATATTTCACTACCACCTAGCGCACATCCTTCTATGTGTATAGCATCGACTTGTCCTTCACAGAGTATCGCAAATACTTTTTTATAAGACTGCTCGTCTAGTCCGTACACAAACCCAGGTTGTACCTCGGTCAAGTACTTAGGCTTCTTGTCTGGGTTCACGCTACGTCCAGTCCACCCTACTACCCTACCTTCAAAGTAGAAGGGTATGATCAATCTATCACGATACCCCAAGCTGGGGCTCCAGTAATAGTCTGTATCATCAACGTTTAAATTACGTGCAGCCATATACTCAAGTACTGCCATACTATACTTGTTAAAGTCTGTTATGTCTGTAATTTTAATAGCATCGTCTGGCAACGGGACAGTATTGAACGTAGGAAGTTGTGCTACTTGTGTTTGTGCTACAACGCCTTCATTCTCTCTCATAACCTCAAGTGCCACCTTGTTGATTACATCATCAGGTGCTCCCATCCATTGGAGAAGTTTACGCAACTTGTGACTAAAGTTCCTGCCCGGTTGCCAGGATGCCTTGAAGCCGCAGTTAAAACAATGATAACTTACGCCTCCATCTGGGTTACTTATAAGGCCACCACGGCCACGAGTGTCTGCTGCGTGTCCATTATGGTGACAACACGTAGCATTAAAGGATAACCAACCACTAGGCGTTTGTTTACGCTTAGACGGCAAGTATGTCAGAACTGTATCATTTACTACACTCATACTTGTATTATAGCAGAGATTTACAGTAAAGTCAATTAATTTCGAACAAGTATTTTGGAAATTTTGTCTGCTGGATTAGATGTAGCTTTAACCCTTACGTAACTAAACACACCGTTAAAGTTAACAGGCATTGGTTCTGTTTCACTGCCTGTGAATTCTAATGTAGTAATGTCTACCCAACTAGTGCTGTCTGCTACTTGATTATCTAATGTTCCTTGTATAATTACATCACCTATATAATTAGACGTGTACACACTAGCAGTGTGCAGTGCTTCGTTTCCGTTAATACTCGGCTGTGCGTCGATAGACTCAGATAACCAAGCATCATTATCGGATACAAATGTGCTGATTGAATAACTTGAACTAGGACCAGGAAATGCATTACCGCTGACTTTAATAATGCCAGGTGCTTCAAACCATTCGTTAGCATAAGTTTGTACTTTAGTATCGTCATAGTCAACTAGATATACATTGTATGATAGAAACTGATCTTTTATATTCAATAAATCATTTTCAGTTATAGTAACTTTAAATAAACCTTTTTTAGTATATGCAGTACTATCACCTTCTTGTAGGTTTACACCATCGTGTTCGATAACCATCTGATTGTTTTCATCAAACGCTACAAACTTAGGTGTGTATCTATCTACATCTAATGGTTTTTGATCTGCGTTTAATAATCTAAATTCAAGGACATTATCTATTCCTTTATATACGTTTAACTGTCTGCTATACACTGGTTTATACTCCGTAACGAATCCTGCTTCATTTGCTAGGATGTTAATTCTGTTTGATACTAAATATCGTAAAGTTTGCATAATAGTATTTATCGGATAACAATGTTACTAAAAGATATCGAAGAAAATTTCCCATTCATTAGCGTAGTTCATTACGGGGGCGCCGAGTATGTCGGCATAGTCATAAATCAAGATCAGTATGTTACAAGTATGTACGTATACACTGATTTAAAAAGTGAAAAAGAAAAGAAGATGTTACTTGACTTAGGTGATGTATGGTGGTGGGAATCAAATCGAATGATACCTATCAACATCTTTTTAAGAACAGAAATGGATCAATTTCGTTATGCTATTCAAACAATGAACAGCAAAGATGTAAAGGTTACAATTGGTCCGTGTGTTAATTTAAACAACTTAGCAATTAAACGAGTAAAGCGTAAGTCGGTGCAACTAGTTAAGAAACCTAAGACTTAATACACTATTTAAATTTTGTTGCACTTGTTACCCAGCCAACTAACGAGTAACGAGTTCCCTTTGTTACCGGAGTAACTTCGTGTAAAGTGTAGGAAGGGAATACTGTAATTGATCCTCTATCTCTAGGAGCAACATCAGGATCTTTTCCTAAATGCAATAATAGATCGCCCCCTTCATAGTCTTCTGACCTCGAAAGCTGTACTGAAAAACTTAATTTTCTAAAAATACCACTTTGTCGAAAAGCATCAATATGTTTGCCGTAATATCCAGAGTCTTTACTTTCGTACTTTCCTACTTGTAGTACTTCAATTTTCTGCAAGTCAAACTGAAAAAAATCATAATTAATATGATGAATCATTTCGGCGCATCTTTCAAAGATCCAACTATTTTCTGGATCTGACGACTCGATAAAAAATATTTGACTTTTTCTTATTGGATCACTAGATCCACTATTTATTAATCCTTCTTTAAAATTATTATTGTTTCCTAATTTTAAAATTTTTTCGCATTCAGCAGGATCAAATACGTTTGGTGCTCCTGCCCAAGTTTCTGATATTTGATGATTTAAATAATAATCGTAAGATTTCAATCTTCTTTCCTTTCAAATTGTTCGCATAACAAATTCATATGAACTATAACACTTGTAGCGTATGCATATGCGTGTGCTTTCTTAAAGAAGTATGCTCCGTCTGTCGGCTTTGTCCATACTTCGTTCATTATCGTTTCCCAACTTTCTTTTGCTAAGTGCCTTTTGGCTGGGCGTATGATTGCCAGTGTGGCCGCCAATTGCTGTACCGAAGTAGGCTTCAATTGCTGTAATAGTTCGTTGTGACCGCTTAGATGAAATACTTGATCTGAGAAGTCCTTGTGTTCCAGTAGTTGCCATATTGGTTTCCTTTCCATAAGTTCTTGTAAATGTGCCTCGTCTTTAACATCTTTGTATATAGACACATTTAAAAAATCTAGTTTAAAGTAACCTCTGTCTTCTGCTGTCTTATGTTCAATTGTACTCAAGTTGTCTATAGGATTATGAGGAATCTCTGTAGCATAAACACCAGTGTTGTGCTTCTTGCCTGTGTTTAATTTTGCCACACGATGTTTAAGCTGAGATAAAATAATATCTCTGTCTGCAAAGTCTATATCAATATCAGGCATTGTTCTTTCCTATTTTTTCCCAATACACATCATATAATCCACTTGGGTGTCTTGATCCAAACGGTAGTCCTATATATTCGTCTCCAGTTTCCATATCAACTAGTTTATATTTTGTAGGACATTTAGTATATACTAATAGGTTGTCAGCGTTCTCTTCATCCTGCACTTCACTACCGTCTAATAATTTTCTCATAATTTACTTTCTTGTGCAACTTCCTTTACTAGTTGCACATCATTTGGCAAACGTTTAAAACGCATTGCCCAGTGTTGAGGGTTAATAACGTGGAACACCATTTCAAGTTGTTCGTCGTTGAATTTTCCTAGCATAGCTTTACCAGACTTACAATTTAGTAATAGCCAAGGACTAATCTTACCATCTTTAATATCCCATACTGCTCTGTTCAAACTAATATGATTAAAATAATGATTCCACGGAGCAGGATCACTATCAGCAGCCCATTCTAACATTGTTTGTATACTACGCTCAAGTGCTGTAGTTACATCTTCTTTTAGAATAAACTCTAATGCGTATTTTTCATACAGCTCATCTCTAGCCCAGTGATCTAATTTAACTCCACTAGTAACTACGTAGTCAATATATTTTTCAGGATATAAAGGCCGTACATTGCTAATAAAACTGCCAAATTTAACAAAAGCATTATAATAGGGTGACCCGACAAAATCTTCATACGTTTTTTCTTTTTTGTTACCTGCTGAGAGTTTATAGAATCTTTGAAATGCATATAGTCCATACCTTACTCTTTTTTCATCTTTTTGTAGCCATCTTCTTTTCTTTTC